CCGTTACAAAAACCTTGCCGTTGCGACGTGCCACAAATGCACCCGTTGGGACCGTCACACACCAGACGGTCCCTTTGTACGGCTCCGTAGAACGCTTGCGCATGTAATGCGACGAACGACGGGCGATATTCACGACAACCTGACCGTTGCAACGCTGCTGCGTCTTGGTGGCGGAATAGCCCAAACGGATCGCTATCTCCTGCAAGTCATTGGCGAGACCGTCATTGTAGCCCGGATAGAATCGCACCCATTCATTGTGAATCGATGTTCCATCGCCTTCCATCAACCCAAGGAACATGGCTTCCAACTGTTCCTTCGATGCATCATTGAGCAACTTCCGTGCGATTCGGTGTACACCGTCGGTTCCCACCCATGCGTTGATATGAGCCGCAACGCGTGACGGCAAATACCACTGAAGCGCGTCCGTACCAGTATCCTTCCCCGGTCGCTTGCGTGGCCGGATGCCGAATTCGTGGAACAGGACGGCTTCCATTTCCAAGGCGATGTTGATACCGCGCTTGGTCGTTCCTGTCGATTGACTCAACACGTAGGCGCCGTGTCCTGAACGCGTCGGAGCGATACGGTAGCCATCCGATGCCAACCAACCCAGAATGCGGCACATGGATAGCGAAAGACCATTGATACCAATCCCTATGGGGGCGCCTGCGAGTGGCATCTTGAAATGCCTGGGCACGTTGTCCGCACGACGGAACGACCATGGATACCAATGACGTCGACCCTTTGCGTTCTGAGGGATGCTTACTACCATGCGGTGTTCCGGCGTAACGAGGCAATCCACGGAACGCGACGTGAAATGCACCATATCGCCGTCATGGTCCTTCACGATCACGCGGGAAACAGGTTGGAACGAATATTCTCCCGTTTCCAGATCGAAGCATGATGCAAGGATGCCCTTTTGTATCGATGTGTATTTCAGCCAACCTTTCGATGTAAGGATTTCGGTATCTTCGGACAAACAGAAGCAATCCGCCCATTCCGATTCGCCGTAGGCAGGGTCGGCGGCGATCACGTAGGCACAATCCGGTTGCGGTTCTTCCCACACGGTCAGGGGACCGTCCTCGTCGCGGTAGACCTCGGTGTTCTCAAAACGGGTCGAGAGTTTGTAATTCCACGATTCGCCACTTTGCTTTTGCGTGCCCTTCAACATGGCTTGCAACGTTTGCAGCGGGAAGAATTCACTCCCCGTCATGACGAAGGATTGGTCGGCGGTGAAAGGGTATTCGGCCAAAAGCAGGCGACTGCCGCCGCTTTCCGCCCACTTCCAGCGCCACCACGCCCACTGCTGGCGGTCCAGTTCCACGCCGTAGAGTTTCTTGACTTCCTTGCCCCATGTCTTTTCCTCGGCCGACAAATGGCTTCGGCCATAGGTGTTCCAGAGGCGCGAGGTTTCCTCGATCCGATAATCCTCCTTGGCCCACCAGCCGATGAAAAGGGCTTCGGTGGACATCGAAAGCTCGGCGTCCTTCCACATGTCGTGGAACACGTTGAAGCCGCGCGAGGTGCTCTCGAACACATACAGGCGGCGCTTGTGGGTTTCGGCCATCGACGCCTCAAGCGAAATCACGCCTTCGGGATCGGCCCACGACGACATTTCGGTGGCGTGGACGAAAGAGAGGCCCTGACCGCGTGCCAACGCGCCCGAGTTGCGTCCGCCTGCGATCAGGTGGGCAAGGCGCGATTCATTGGCAAAACGCATTTCATTGCGGTTGTTGAGCAGGCGCGGCCATTTCATCGAAGGCGGCAGGCCATCGATGTAATTGTCGATGATGTTGCGGGAAAGGTCGCGTACCGTTTCGTTCGGGACGGCCATCGCGCCCTGCATCCCGGCATTCCGATACAGCCAGAAAAGGTCCAGCGCGAGGCAAACCGTCGTGAGGCCCAATTGCCTGGCCTTGCACACGACGAACTTGTGGATGCCGTTTTCCAGTCCCTTGGCAACAAGGTCTATGAAACGGCGTTGGGCACCGTTCCACGTGAAACGTACCCGGCCCTGTTCCTTGGAATTGAGTTGCAGTGCGCCGCAGAACGTGCGGAATTGGTCAACCGGAAAGCGCATTGGTTTCGCTCCATGCGCGCTTGACCATGCGACCGGTGTTGAAATCGGCGTACAGGCCCATGGTGGAGGGGGTGAACTTCTCGTTGCCGACCAACACATGGTAGGGACGGCCCTTGGGGCGGCGGGCCGGGCGTTTCTCCCAATGCACGCGACCTTCGTCCAGTGCCGCGAGCATGCGGACAAGGCGTTGCATCAAAGGGCCGTGCTGGATGCAGGACCAGCCATCGCGGAGCTTGACGATTTCGGAATGGCCAACGCCCAGTTCACGTGCCCAATCGGAGGCGGCGATGGGGGAGCGGCGGATTGCCATCCTCACCCCAAGGTTCGTCCTCACCGCTTCCATTCTCCGCGGTTTCCGACGGCGACCCCCATACGCTTCACGCTGCGCGCCGGAGCCAGCGCGGGGATCACGGGACCGGCCATGCGGCGTTCGCGATAGTCGGGACCAGTGAAGCCATCCAGACCATTGGGCCGGAACGTACGGACCTTGGGATTGCCGCCCGTGGGAAGCGATTGCGGGGGATTCGCGGGACGCATCGGGAAGGGCATGATCAGGCTCCGTGTCGGCTAGGCAGAGTGTACGCCCTTTTCGGAGAAAGGGAAGGCTCGGGTTTGCGGGGAAGCGAACGCGCGTTCCACGGGCGTTTCAGGGCTTCGGGAATCCATGCCATCACGGGGCGAAGGTTGTCCATGTCCTGCACGTACCACAGGCGCTTCTCGCCGTCCCAGCGCGCGCCCGCACGCTTGGCGGCATCTTTCTCGGCGTAGGGAACCCTCAAATACGTTCGCATAGGAGCTTTACCCCTTCGGGTGATTGCCCCTCACGGGATCGCTGCAAACGGTGGGTCGTGGACTGGCGCTTGGCGATGATGCGTCCGACACGTCCGCCTTTCCAGAAAAAATCCTCGTTGAGATAAATCTTGAAGCGTTCCCCGTGGCCGCCGCGACGGATCAGACCGACCTTCGTGTAATACGCCAAATGACGATTCACCACCATGGGAGACGTCCCAAGGGTCTTGGCAATGCTCGTTCCCGTCTGCCATACCTCGTTCCCGTACGTCACTTTGTCCAACAAGACCAACAACACCCGAGTCCGGAACCCCAACTCCTTAAAATCCATCAATTTTTGGCCCCACTTCTTGTTCTGGATCAGCATCACGAAGTCATCGCCAATTACTGTACTCGGTTCAGGTTGCATTTTTTCCTCCAAAAAAGCGAGCCTCTGGAACCCGCACCCAATGAAGGCATATAAACTATACGATATTTTTCCGTGTGTCAATCAATTTACTGTACCCGCGTCCTGATGCGGGTTCCAGAGCATCCCTTCTTTATCTTATACCGCTCTTGCTTTTGCTTCTGATTGGGCTGTTGATCCTGCCTGATCACAAAGCTCTTGATCCTGCCCTTGATCTCAACGGCGACGGAGCGAAGACTTCGCTTCCCTTCAGCAGAGCTCTTGATCTCCAACCTCGCCTTAGTCCCTCCCGCGCGAGCATGCAGATCAAGAGCCAGACCCCAGCAAGCGTGCAAGCACCGCTCCGTCGCACTGCGATCAAAAGCCAAAGCCTTTGAGAAAAAAACCAAGGCCGAAGCCTCGCAAGCCCATGCAAGATCAAAAGCAGCCAGCAGCAACCATTGTGTCGCAATCACTGTTTATGAATGTTTTCATAAATAATTGATTCCTATAAGAAATCAAAGGTTCATCCCCTTACTTGTCAACTATCCTTTACACAACCTTTTTGATAAAAAGATTGATCGATAAATCGATGGAAATTTTTGGGGTGGGCGCAGTGTGGGTGCAAAACAAATCCATGCAGTTCGCCCATCACAAAGCATTCCTGGGCTCTCCCATCAGTGAGCAGTTGACCGGTCCTGATCGAACCGTTGCCGGGCAAAGGTTGTACCTTTGATGATCAATGACGGATTGGACAATACTGTACCGAGTAGTGTTGGTTTGAGAACCAAGGATAGGTGGGCGTGGGTGTGCCTTCCTCGTCCACCTCTCCTGATTCACATCACACGCACGCATGAATGGCTGTTGTTGAGTAGTTGTTGAGCTTGGTGACTGAACGGGAGAGAGGTGACGTACAGCGTCACAATGTGACGTTTTGCGTCCATGGATGTGACGCTGTGGGGCACATTCTGGAGTGAATGGGGTTGTTTTGGGTTGGCACGCCGCTTGCATTACCTATGGTGCAGCCGCTTGGGTTGCTTGATTGAGGGTTGAGCCATGAATGCGAAGGCGGATGAAAGGTCTTGGTCGGAGTGGATAGCGGAGTGCAGGGTGGTGCGGGAAGAAGCCCGGGTAAAGCTGGCGCCGTTGGTGGTGAAGCCGCCGACGAAGGCGCAGCTTGCGGCCATGAAGCGGAGGGCGCGGTCATGAACAGGATCACAGTCAAAGACCTCAACGCGCTGTGCGACCTCATGGCGCTGGAGCTTGGACGCCCGAACGGGCCGACTTACACGCGCCAGGGCGGGCGCAATGTGGCGCTGATGGGCAAGCTGATGCACGCGTACCGGAAAGGGTTGCGTGCTGCCAAGGAGACGCAATCATGAGCATGCGTATTCGTTTCGTGGCGACTGTGACGCGCAGGCAGGCCGCTGTCGAGTGTCCTTGGGCGGCACGGATAGTTAGGGTGGACGGCGGGTGGATGTGTTTCGAGTCCCTGACTGACTACGCTACATGGAGGGCGCAGGCATGAATCGGCCTATTGGCAAGAAACGCGCCGCTCGCATGGCTGTTGGGCGCAAGGTATACGCCTTCCTCCGTCAGGTTCTCGACGACACGCCCAGCAACATGGACGCCGAACTATTCAACGCCTGTGCAGAGTGCTTGATGCTCGCGCTGGGCGAGATGAATGCAACGAATGGAGGAACGCGTCATGCACGCCAAGCGTAGCCGCATCGCATCTTGGGGCCGCTGGACGCAGGCCAGCGTACGGATCATCCGGCTGGGGGATGTCTACTACGTGCGGTTTCCGTCTGGCTGGTGCACGGCCACGCCGGATTTGGCGGACGCCATTATCTTGGCGGACTACGCCGCAGGATAGTTTTTGACGGCCTGCCAGAGGGCCAGCGCGGCATCAAACACCCGCTGGCCTTGCTGCATGTCGTCGATGCTCCAGACGTGGCTTGCGACCTTGCCGGGATGCGTGCGGGACACAAAGAGATTGGCGCACGTCGCTTTGGGCAGTTTCAGGCCACGTTGGTAGCCTGCCAGTTGCCAGTGCTGGTCATAGGCCAGCCGCTTGCCGTCCGTGAAGTCCCCGTCCTTGCCTTTGTAGTCCAGACATACGCCCGTCGAGGGCGAGTGCAGGTCGCACATGCCGCCAAAGCCGTCCGGATGGGCAAAGCGCGTTTCCGGCACCCAGTCCGTGATGGCCGGGTACAGCTTGGCAATCTCGGCCCAGACAGCCTGTACGTGGGGCTGGTAGCGCTGGGGATACGCTTGGCCGCGTGCGTGGGCTTCCAGCGCTGCGTGGATGCGTGAGCCTTCCTCCGCTGCCGCCTTGGCCTGTTCCTTGGCGTCGTCGCGCACCCTTTGCAGCCACTCCGCCTCGGATTCGCCTGCCCTACGTGGCAGCGTCAGGGCAGCGAGGATGCCCTGCTGGATTTTCCACGCCTCCAGATTCGGCTTGGCCACCACCGACAATACGGTGGTGACGCTGGGCACGGCGTGGGCCTTGCGGGCGTCCCGAAGCGTGACAGGCCGCATGTGTCCGTCACGCGCCTTGCACTCAAAGAACGGGGAGCCGTCCGGCAAGTACCAGTGTTGGCTGTCCTCACTCACGCTCGCCGTCCTCCACGCGTTCCAGTTGCCACCGCCGCACTTCCGTCGCCAGCACAATCTTGATCACGCTTTCAAGTGACAGCCCCGCGAGCTTCGCAAGCGCGCGCAATTCGCGCTCTAGTGCTGCGGGGAGCCGTACTTGCATTCGTGTTGAATTGGTCATTCACCGTCCTCCAGCTTGAGCAGGGCGAACACTTCGTCGCCAATCCCCTTCGTTGGGTCACAGACAATCTGCACGTAGCCGCTACCGTGCGCCGGATACGTGCCGAGCATCACTCGCCTCGCCTCCGCGATCCTCGCCTTGAGCGCGTTGAGGTTGGCCTCGGCATACTGGGCGCGGGCAAAGTCGGTGTCACAGGCTGACCCGAGAATGCCGTTGCATTCGAGAAGTCGCTCCACTTCTGCGGTCAGCCGCGCGTTTTCCTCGGCGAGGCGGTGAAGGTGGTTGCGCACTGTTGACCACTCGCCATTATCAGCATCGTCGAAAATGCCATCAACGTACTTGATCGCTTCCGCGACCTCGGACGGCAGGGTTGTGTCAGTCATGATTAACGCTCGTTTAAGGGTGCATATTGCGGCTTTCGAGGTCTACTTGTAGTTATACCGCTAGTTCAGTTTGTTTCGCGATCATGCGTGCAATGCTCGGTAGGCTCGCCCCAGTTCGGTGCGCAAGCGTTCGGTTTCATTGTCAGCGTTCATGGGGTCACCCGTGCGAAGGACGCGATCACGCAAGCGGCACAGAAGACCAGTACGACCAGCATCTCTAAGCCGTTGTTGTCGGGGTCGGATAACCAGTTGATTATGGGTTTCATGGGGTCTCCTTCAGTGTGGCTTCGAGGGCGGCGCGACAACTGGTTTTCGACCATCCTGAAAATTGCCATAGACGTTCTACCATTGCATCCGTCACTTCGATCTTCGGCGCGGGTGGCGTGGTGTAGAGAGGGATTGTGTAGTGTTTAACGCGCGATGGCTTGGAGTTCAGCCAAAGCTTCTTCACTACGTTTGATATCACGTAAGCGTCGCCCTTTGTATCGTGCATCCATGCCACCGGCTCCCCGTGCGCCTTGATTTGGGCGTCAATGGCGTCGGCCCATGTCTGCATTTCGATGCCGACCGCCTCACTACCTTGGGCAACCATGGCGCGCATTTCATTTTCAACTTGTTCCATCGACATCGTGCTCATCTCGCAATCCTCTGTGAGTGGGTCATGCTGCAATCCTCAATGCCTGGCGCATTACGCGCGCGTTGACTCAAGCGCTATACGGCGCAAGGGTGCGCCCAAACACCGGATTCCCGCGCTTCCGCGCAAAGCCGGTCCGCGCCACAAACGACGGTCCACAGATGGTCACGCTTCGGCCCCTTCGGGATGTCGTGCGAAAAGTTAATCGCCAACTCCGCATCACAACGAAGTGCCCACAACAGGTCGAGCTTCGTTTTCACGTCGTCGCCACCATCGCGCATCGCCTTCGCGGCATCCATATGCGCATCTTCTATGCGAACAGACATTTCGGTTTGGTCACTCATTGCATTTCATCCTTTCGGTAACTTTCAGAACGGTATATCGTCGTCCTCGAACCCGCCGCCAGCACTGTCTTGAGACCGGGGTGCATCCGGCGCTTGTGGTACAGGTCCGGTCAATTGTCCATTGATCTTGTCCTGCAACCACTTGGGCAATTTGTCCAGGTCCACGGCAGGCGATTGATCGTCGTAATACAGCAGCGGATTTTCTGGCGCTGGAATCGACACGCCACGGGGTAATGAGCCGATACCAACAATGTTGGCGTAGGTCTTGCCACCCGATTCCGAATGCACGACCGACAACATGCAGCCTTTGCCCAAGATCGCCGACACATCGAATTGTGCGGCTTCTTCATCCGTGAAGGCGCGTCCTCGCCAGCTTTCCAGATGCTTGCGCAAGGTGGCCTTTTCGTTCATCGAGGCGGTGTAGAACGATCCGATGGTCATGGGGCCTTCGATCGTCTGGCCGTCCTTTTCGTACTCCACCCGTTCGGCTGGAATCTCGAAACGGACGTACAGCTTGTGTTTGGGCGACGGATAAAGGGGAGAGCCGGGTTGCATACCGCAATCGGCAATCAGGTTGCACACTGCAATGTGTGAACCTGCCGGAACGCGCTTGAAGTCGCCT